GCTAATTTACCACTCATTTCAACAGTACCGATAGGAAAGCTACGAGTATTAAAAGTATAATCTGCTATATCTTCAATAGTAATAGGGTCTGTATTATCTCCACCATTTATAGTAATTGTATTGCCAACAAAAAAGGCATCAATATTCAAATCTACATCAACCTTAACTGCACAATTTAATCTAAACTCTATTCTATATATATCTAAGCCAAAATCACTACCGCCATTATGTCCGCCACCTGTTGCACCGCCATTTAATTCAGTACCACTACACATTAACATTTGCCAACCAAATTTTAAAGATAAATCCCCTTTTTCAGTTACTCTATATTCTGCATATTTATCAGTACCACCAAAAAATAACTTAATCACTATCGCTGTACTGTCTTGAACTAAGAAGTTATCACCTTTACCTTTAATATAATAAAACCATACACCTAAATCTTTTTCGGTTATTTTGAATCTATAACCATCTGTTATATCGTGATACCACCAAGACTCATCTTTATCAGATGTTTGCAATCCTAAAGAATAATCACCTTCTAGTTTATTACTTGATTGTGTAGGGTCATTAGCATTACCGCCTTTTTGCCAACCTCCAGTATCATCACAGTTAAGGTTATCTCCACTTGCTCCAACGATTATATAATTATCTTCAATATCAGCCATTTACTATCTCTATATTAATAACTTTTAAAAAAGTATGAATCCTATAAGTCTTTAGAATTTCATCTTTATTGTTTGCCTTGATTTTAGAACTGTGTATTTCTCCAGTATCTCTATCAAAAAATTTTACCTTAAAAGTTTTCATTTATTACACTCTTTTAATTTTAGTTGTGTCAATCTCACTATCTAAAAGCTCTACACTTTTATCATCTTGTATAAGTATATCATAAGTGTTATTAAAAGCTTTGTATTTAGTAACTATAAAATCTTTATTAAATTGTAATCCGTTATTGCTGTTAAATATTTCTATGTTTTCTAAACTATCAGCATTTGTAAGAGTTCCTATGTCCCCTTTAGCATCATCACTAAAATATAATCTTGAATTTTTGATTGATATTCCACTTGCACTAAGTTCTATATTGTTATTATTGTATAAATCACTTTTTAGTATATCAACATTTACACTATTACCATTACCTATAAAAATATTTTCAAAGCCTTGTATTTTACTATCATAAATATTTACTATTGCATTATCTTCGATTATGAAATTTGGAAGACCTGTAGCTGTTATATTAGCTCCATTTTTAGCATAATCTTCTGTTCCGTTATCAACAACACCCAAAGTAAGATTAAAACTATCTTTTACAGTTAAATGAAATTTATTTGTATTGTTTAATTGACTAAAATATAGGTATTCATTTTCAATTTTAAAACTTCCACTATTACCATCACCAAGTTCTAATCCTGCAAATAATGAATAAAATCCTACTGCATTTTCAACAACTCCCCATACTCCACCGCCTGAACCTTTGTCTATATCAGTTGCATATATATCTGCTAAAGTATAAGGTGTTCCGTCATTATCTCCAGTAACTATAATCTTATCATAGAATTTACTCCAATCAGTACCGAAATTCCCACTATCTTTATCCGAACTATCTCCATCCCCACTATTAACCATAACTGCGACTTGATTAATCTTAGTACAATCATCATCAGTCCAAGTACCACTATTTGAGTTCTCATCTCCAGCTTTTCCACTTGCTCTAAGATACAGCCAACCGCCTTTCCATTCTCCGTCATCTCTTCTATGTTGTGGTTGATAATAATCTGCATAGTTACCATTTGAACTATATAATCTTAAATAAAGCCCATCTTCTGAATTTTTGATGACATATTTACCGTCTTTATCAACAACAGGATTAAGAAACCATAGGCTTACTTCATTATCGATTATACTAAATGGTGTTACTGTATTTTTATTCCTAACTCCACCATTCTTGTTTGGCGCTATATCCCATTCAATACATTGACTACCCTCTTTGGGTGTGTAGTTACTATCCGCTAAATCTGCACCATCTCCAACTGTTTCCCAATCGTCTTTAGATTCAGCTCCATCAATAGTAGTATAATTAAGTGTAATAGCCATAGAGTACCCCGTTAACGTTTATGATGTAATTTTATCGTAAGTATTATTAAAAGTAGCTTTATGCGTAGTGGCCAGGGAGGTGTTCCCCCTAGTCTATAGTTATGGATTAATTACCTCTGTAATTTCTCTCTAATGATGCAACTAAAGAAACTGAATTGGCATTAGTTCTACCAATCGTACTAGTAGCTTTAACATACATTGCTTTATCTAATCCTATGGCTACCACTGTAATAGGTGCATCTGTACCTGCAGTTCTACCACCTTGTTCATTACCATCATAATCAAATGTGAATTGAACACTAGCCTTCGTAATATCTCCTGCTATGTCATCACCATTATTGTCTTTAACTATAATAGCATCCGAATCACCAAAGTTATTTCCATTTGCATCAGTGAAGAACATTCTATATACTGCACCTGAATCTTGAACCAAGTTATCATTAAAGTTAATTGATCCAGCAGCTACGAATGGGAATACTCTTTTAACACCATCAACATCATAGAATTCAAGTCTATTTATATCTGTTTCTGCAAAATCATCAATGAATACACCTGTGCTTGTAACCAGTGTATCCCCAACGAATTTTAGTAACGCATTTGCTGTTTTACCAATTACTGTACCATCACCAGCATCGATGTCCGAATTTTGTCTTAGAGACCATTCTACAAACTCATAAATTTCTTCTGCTGTAGGATAGTTACCATCATTAGCAACATCTGCATCGATAATAATATTGAAATTATAGTCAGTTCCACCAATATTTCTTGTTTGATTATCAGCATAGTATGTGATACTCATATCAGCATATCTACCTTGATCTGCAATACCATCTCCATCACTATCAATGTCAGCATCACTATGAGTAATTTTAAGATCAACACCATTTGCTAGTGGGAATCGATATGCTTGATATGTGAATTGTGTAACCCCAATATCTGATTGTTCAGATTGTGCATATAATTTAGCTTGCTCTCTAACGAATATCTTGAAGTAACTTCTATAATCTGTTGTTATATCAACTGAATTACCTGCAGCTTCATCAGTAATACTTTCCGCCACCGCAATCTCATTAGCACTAGTAACTGTAGCTATAGTAAATGTACCATTATTATCACTTGATCCAGTAATAGTTAATTTATCACCTGGAGCAAAGCATGCCAAATTTGTACTTGTTGATTTAATTTTACTATCTGTTGCTTCAAAACTAATATCTGTACCTTCTGCATGAGAATAAACTTTTACTGCTTGATTAACTGCACCGGTTAATACAACATTAGTAGCTGCTCCATTAATTTCTTGTTGGTAATATACTTGGTCATCTGCACCGATATCACCAAGTGTGATAATTCCTGCCCAGATACTTGAAGCATATGCCCCTTCTTGAATAGCGAACCCACCATCTCTGAATAAATTTACTGTAGTCATGTCAGCAGGTTGCCAACTCTCTACGAACTCGAATTGTTCTGGTGTAATAGCTACCATTGGAAATGGGAACTTAATTAACGCTGCATCCGTTTTCCATTCTTCTTTTAAGTATGAATATACTGCTTGGATCGCCACCCCATCATCTGTTAAATCACCATACTTTGCTAAACTGATTGTACCTGTAGGAGTATCAATCCATATATTACCATCATCTCCTAGTTTAGCTCGTTCTGAAGCTCTTACTAGTGAATCCGGATCTGTAATTTTTGCCATTTTACATCCTTTATGTTATAACATTTTTACCGCAATCTTGTATTGCACATGTGTTCTAGTCGACTGTCACCCTTAGTAAGCAGTAGAAGGGTGATTACTACTGCTTACTAAGAGGACTAATGGGTGTAACTATTTAATTCTCCCCCATATATTTTACATTTGGATTATAAACTTCAACGTAAGGCACTTTACCTGTCTTATCGCACTTGATACCAAATAATCCGTTAAGTTTATGAACTCCGTGTTGTATATGAGTTAATTGTTGATTTCTATGTCTCATCTCGCTGTTAAGTGTATTTGATATTGCTTTTAATTGTTGATTTCTTAAATACATACTATCATCAAGATTTTTTTCTAATCGTTCTATTTTAGATAAAGCATTTTCTAACTCTACTTGTAAAATCGTTTTGTTTTTGGTATCTCTTATTTTTGATACATAATTACCTTGATACAAAATAATCCCCTGAATTAAATTAAGGGCAACTAAAAATATTAAAAATACTGGATAATTAATTTCTTTTTTTATATTTTTTTCCATTATACTACTCCTACTACTTTTAAAATTAAAAATGCTCCACCTGATAACAAGCCAGTAACAACACCCCAAACAACTTTTTTAATTAAAGCATAAATATCAGCTAAATCTTTTCTGATTTCTTTTATATCTTTATCTACAAGTTCTTTGCTTCCTTTTAGCCTACCGTCTATAATATCTTGTTTATGGGACATTTCTTTTTTAATCATTTCTATATCAAATTTTAATTTTGATGTATCAGAAGCTATTATAGTTAATTTTTCTAGGTTTCTTGACATACTCTCATAACTCATCTGAATATTGCTAAGTGCATTCGCACACTCGCTTTGTTTTTCTTTTAACTTGTTTTGCTCATCTTCTATTCTGATAACTTTATGCTTTATTTCTTCCATATTTCTGCCTTATTCATTACTCGGTAAATTTTAACATACTCAACCTTAGTACTAGCTTGCATACTATCTTAAATTAAGTATTTTGCTTCAGTTAATCCTAACTTACGAGCATCATCCAATGTATCAATTATTCCTAGTTGGTACCCTATTTTTGCTACTCTACTATCTAACTCCCGTTGTTTTCTTCTAGCTTCTCTTAGTACGCCTTTAGCTGTATCTTCTTTAAACACCTTAGTCCAACCACTAATCGATCCTGTATTGTAAGCTATGTCTGTTAGTATGAACTGATGGTATAACGGTAAGCTTCCTACATTTATCTTTAATTCCATAGCCCGTTTGACTACTAGTGAATATGCTGACCTGACTGATTGTTCTACTAGTTTGCTAGCTACTTTCTCATCTATCTCTTTACTACCCTCTAGTAACTCATCGAACTTAGGGTATGTACCCTGTGCTATAACGTTCATGCTGTATGTAGTTTTAGCTGCTGTATCATATACTTCTCTAGCTGAACTATCACCTAAGTTGAATCCATACCCTATTGTTCTATTACCTAATGTATCAGTGTATACTTTAGCTGAGTACCCTTCTATTGATTTGATTATGTCAATTAACTGTTTCATTATACATCCTATGTTATAAATGAGGCTAACTATGATTAATGATGTATCACTTGTCTTAGTTATCGTTTTTCAGAACTTTAATGGCGTCATTAAATACATCTAACGTAGTAGGGTTATGCTTGCTTTTTGCAATACCGTCTATCATAGTAACTGCCAACTCTTTTGTTATACCGTCATTTGATTGGTCTAACAGTTTATTTACTCCAACAGCTATTAATGTTTTAACAGCTTCTGTACCTATCACCTTAATTATGAATGTTATTAATATATTCATCTTCTCTCCTTAATTATTACTACTTATACAGCTCGTATAAGTTTGGAATATCCCAATGTTGAATAGCATCGGCATTGTTAAGTTCCACCATATCTGCTATACCATTGATAATACTCTGAATTTTTGTTATTTTATCTACTTTTACCTTATATATTGCTTTGTTGTGTTTCTTAAGTTGCTGCATATCCCTTTCACTAGTGGCGTTTTCTAACAAATCTAGTAAGTTCCATTTATACTGTAGTATTGACTGCCTCATTGATCTGATATCGGTGAGTAATTGACTAAATTCACCTGATGAAAATTCATGGACTACATTATTACCCATTCGAATACTTACAGCATCCAATTTACCAGATAGCATCAATTGGTATTGATCATTTAGTAATAACATACTGTTATCATCACATTGAACTATACCTATGCCAGGTACACTGTAGCACATATGCTCCGCTATCTGGCGGTATCTAGTCTTTATCTTTTCTGAAGTAAGGTGTTTATCTTTATGAATGCTGTAAACATATGAAACAGTCTCTACTAACGCATCTTCTATGACTTCGGATTTGGAAATACTAATATATGTTTCAGACTCATTTACAGTACCAATTTGCCTTATTGGCAGATATCCACAGTGCCTTAGTTCCTCCATCGACATTTTATTAGAGTATTTAACAACACCGTTATATACCATAGTGTCTGGTACCAACTGTTTCCGTTTTGTTTTTATATTGTACATAAGCATTATTGATAATCTCCTTTTTGTGCGTTGTATATATCTTTTATTTCCTGATCGGATAATGTCCTGTTGTAGGCCACGTGATCCGCTATGTATCCTGCTATCTCACTGTAAGGCCCACGTCCTGCCTCAGCACCTAGTGCGTAAGCAGTGGCATCGTACGTCCACTGAACATTAGCAGTTGATTGTACACTACTTTTTGATTCTCCGTCTATGTACAGGGTAGTAGTGTTACCATCCTTGAAAGCATAAGCATAGTGGTGCCAGTCATCAAAAAAGTTATTTGGAACATCATATCGGGCTATAACTACATAACTGTTACCAGTGTTACCATTACTATCTTCATAATCTTCCGAATCTTTTAGGACGATAGAAGCATACGCATAGTTGTTACCATCTTCTACGTGAACCCGCAACCCTAATCCAGAATTATCATCACCGTCACCATGATGCACTTCATTATTATTTATTAAGAAACCGGTCTTTGTCAACTTCTTAGCCCAAATAGCACCACTGATATTATCACCGCGAGTTATATTTAAGTTCTGTCGTATGAATACCGTATCATCATCTCCATCTAAGTTCACCCCTACACCCATTTCGATCTCCGCATCGTCTCTAAGGCTACCACCCAACGCACGGTACGAGTAATCTCGGGCTGTGTATTTTAGCGGATGATACATTACTGGTCCGTTCGTATCAAATATACGTGTAGCGTTGTGGTCCACTTTATATAAACTAAATTTTGATATTGTAGCAGCTTTATCATCCGACATCGCATCATTATATATATATAGGTTTTTCATCTCGCCGATCCATGCATGTGTATGGTCATCGACATCATTGCCTACCACTATGGTACCTGCCAATTCAGCAATTCCTTTGAAGGCCAAATCTGATTTAACCTTACTGCCATCTTTGAATACCTGTATAGTATTATTGCTATTACTTACTACCAGTGTTACGTTAGTTGGTCTATCAGTGCTGATAGTAACTCCAATGTCTAACCATTCGTCTTCAAAGGTATATAATTGAAAGTCCCCATCCTCATTAATACCAAGTATGATCCGACCATCACCATTATCTTCCCCACTACTAGCTATCACATAGCTATCTGGGTCGTTGTGATAAGGCCTTACAGTAACACTAAAGGTCCAGTCCTTGTTATTAATTTTATCCGGTAATGTGACATAAGCACGGCCATCAAACATTGAGTATATACCGTGTGGATGTCTTCTGTATCCGATAACGCTTGCTTCTAAAGTACCGTGTTTTGTACTAAATTCATCTAACGTTGCTTCTAGCGGATAAGCTGCAACTAGATTGGTGGGATAGGGAAATCCATTCTTTAATAGTATTAGTGAACTAATGTATCTCTTAGAGTATTGATAGTCGTCGGTATAGGATTTCATAAGAATTTTTAGAGTAGTAGTATCTTCTAGCAACGTGGCATTACACCGGCGATTGACTTGTTCTCCTACAAGCCTAGAGTAGTCATTTGCGTGTTCCAAAGTATTGTAAACATACAATTCTTGTAGCTCACTATCATGAGCCCATGCGTCATCTAATCCGAATGCCGCACGGGTATGATCGCCATTACTGTTATACTGAGACACAGAAACCCAACCCATACCTTTATTATCATCGTCTACTCTGTAGTTACCACTAATAGTACCAGATACTGCATCATATTTACTGACATCTACATCTAAACTGATATAGTGGTATGTACTATCCGTCGTACCCCACCCCACACCTTTTACATCATCAGTATAAAAAGTGTCTTCTATATCGGATGTATCGAACCCCCTGTCCTTCAAAGTCTGTAGGGTATCATCGATTTTTATCACCTCAATTATAGGTTCATAATCATCAGCCGCTTGAACAGTATCGTTAGTAGTTATTAGCATAGAGTTGTTCATTAAGACACCCTCCCTATGACTATATCATCAGTACTTCTAATAAAGTACGCGAACGTTTCAGTACCACTCAAGTCACTGGGTACATTTTTCCAAGTGTAATCTGCCCCCCAACCGGTAATGTACTCCGAACCTTCTATAGTCAGCACCCCCGATTGACCTACACAGCCGTCTGACCCATTATCCGCAAGAGTGATATCAGCATCCGCCGTTAGGGTGACTTTTATATTATTGTTTACTTTAAAGTCTATGGCAGTCGTATCGTTTGCTAATACAGAAGTACTAGTACGTTGAGGTGTAGTGAATGTACTTGCCACATCAGTTTTTACCACATTGGCTGGAAGTGTATAACTGTATGTAATAGTATCATTTGAGTCGTCAACATTAAGGGTCATGTCCCCGGCGGCTCTTAATGCATCGCCTATTGTATCTCTGATATATTCTTTGTCTGCATCAGCACCCTTATCCCCTTTAGGTCCTTGATCTCCTTTAGGTCCAGTATCCCCCTTGTCTCCCTTAGGTCCCTGATCTCCCGTATTACCCTTATCTCCTTTAGGTCCTTGATCTCCCTTCACTACATTAGTAGACGTAACGGTACTATCATCTGTTAATGTTATTACCAACTTTCCATCAGCATCAATATCTGCATCTTTTACACTAAGTCCATCTGCACCATCCGACCCATCATTTCCGGGATCACCTTTTAAATCTCCAGTAGTGAAGTCTCCACCGTATTTGAATTTCCAAGTATAGGTGCCGTCATTATTGTTAACCACATCAGTCATAGCTTCCGAGTCACCATCTGTTCCGTCAGCCCCATCATTTCCGGGATCACCTTTAACACCTTTCAAATCGCTGGTAGTGAAAGATCCGCCATATTTAAAATTCCAAGTGAAGGTACCATCACCGTTATCGTCTACCGAATCGATTACCTCATTAGCCCCAGTGTCACCTTTGTCACCTTTGTCACCTTTGAGTTGTGTCTTCACATCATCGGCCAAAGTACCGACATTTGATAAGTCAATCTTAGCCACCTCTGTGTTTAATCTTTTATTAGCCTTTGCAGCTTCATTATAACTAATTATATCCATATTATTACTCCGTATAACTCGTTGTGTTCAATTTACCTGAATCATACGCTAACGTAGTAGTACCGCTGACTGTATCCAGGTCCGCTGTATTATAGTAGTGCTTAATCTTAATCAGCACTCCATCAGCATCGTACTCAAGTACATCTCTATAGTAAGGTGATGTGGTATCACCATCATCAGTGTATCTAACTGTTGTTAGCTTATCATCATCATCATATACCATACCTACTACGTCACGAGACCCTAACTGTTTATCATACCTATTTTTATTATCAGTGCCTAAAGCGACAGCACTAATTCGTGCTTTATTCATATCATCCGTGGTGTAATTATTATCAGTATGAGTATAGTCAGCGTCGATTACTGTATCAGCGTCATATGCTTGAACGTCTGAACCTATAGCTAATCCCAAATTGTCTCTAGCCGCTGCTGTGTCTGTTACATCACTTAGATTATTATCTTTTATCACTACATCATCATCAGTTATAGCCGCTGTAGCCCAGTCTGTACCATTATACACTTTTACTACGCTATCAGTAGTGTTGTAATACATAGCCCCTGTACTTAGGGAATCACCATCATTGTCTTTGTCAGGATCCGCATCCTTAGCACCCAGGAATCTATCATCGAACTGATCGTAAACGTTATTTACATCATTCAGTATATTAGCTGCGTCAGACGCGCTACTGGCCGCTTCATCTGCCTTTGTCGATGCTGTCGTTGCACTAGCTTCAGCCTTCAAGGCATGGTGCTTGGCGGAGTATTTCCCAGCATTGTTAGTAATCTCCGAATCTTCGTCTTTTTCAGCCCATTCTGCTGACATGTTTTCGCTATTCTTAGCGTTATCCTCACTAGTCTTTGAGTTATTTTCACTAGTCTTTGAGTTATTTTCTGATGTCTTAGCGTTATCCTCGGACGTCTTAGCGGCACTTTCGCTATCACTAGCAGCCGTAGCACTGTCATCGGCCTTAGCAGCATAGTGCAATGCTGAGTATTTACCCGTTTCAACCTCTGTATCTTTTGCTTCAGTTGCCCATTTACTGGCTTTGTCTTCACTGTTAGCAGCATTTGTCTCCGACGTCTTAGCATTATTCTCTGATGTTTTCGAGTTATCTTCCGAAGTTTTAGCGTTATCTTCACTTGTTTTGGCATTTGTTTCGCTAGCTCCAGCCGCAGTAGCTGAATCTTCAGCCTTGGCTGCATGATGTAGTGCTGAATACTTTCCAGTCTCTACTTCAGTGTCCTCTGCTTCCTCGGCCCACTTTAAAGCTTTGGCTTCGCTACCGGCGGCGGAGTCTTTACTGTCACTTGCAGATATAGCTGAAGCATTCGCTTTTAATGAGTAATGTTTAGACGAATATTTACCGGTTTCTACCTCGACATCCTCATCTTCGTTAGCAAATTTGTCGGCCTTACCTTCACTAGTGGCAGCATTATTTTCGCTAGTTTTTGAGTTATCCTCACTGGTCTTAGCGTTGGCTTCACTGTCTTTAGCTGCATCGGCTGATGCTCCAGCTTTAGTAGCGTGGTGTAATGCCGAATATTTGTCAGTCTCTACCTCTGTATCAACAGCTTCTTCCGCCCACTTAGACGCCTTGTTCTCACTAGCCTTAGCATTAGCCTCACTTGTCTTCGCTGCATCTTGACTATCTGAGGCAGCTAATGCCGACTGACTTGCACTGTACTCCGGTCTATCCCATGATGAACCGTCATAGAACCTGATCTCTTTATCTGTAGTATTATAGTACATCATACCCATTGCTAAGTCGTCACCATCATTGTCCTTATCTGGATCAGCATCGAAGGCTCCCAAATACCTATCATCAAAGTTATCATATATGGTACTGACTTGATTGAGATAACCCAGTGCATTGTCCTCACTGATTTTAGCGTTATCCTCTGACGTTTTTGCATTTGCCTCTGACGTACTGGCTGCACCTGCACTAGCACTGGCCTTATTGGCATGGTGTTTTGCAGAGTACTTTCCTGTTTCTACCTCAGTGTCCTCATTCTCCTCAGCCCATTTACTTGCTTTATTCTCTGATGAAGAAGCATTATTTTCACTAGTTTTTGCAGCATCACTCGAAGATTTAGCTTTCAGACTGTAGTGTTTAGCTGAATAAGTACCTGATTCTACTTCACTGTCTTCATCTTTGGTAGCATAATCTGCTGCTAGATTTTTACTGTCTAATGCTGCATTCTCACTGTCTTTGGAGTTATCCTCTGACACTTTAGCGGCGTCTTGACTAACTTTAGCCGCATCCATATAGTCTTTACTGTACAAACTATAGTGCTTTGCTGAATATTTATCGGTAGTTACTTCAGTATCTTTATCGCTTTCGGCCCATTTACTAGCCATAGTCTCACTATCCGCTGCAGCGTTCTCACTTGCTTTTGAGTTATCTTCTGAGGTTTTGGAAGCATCCTCACTATTTTTAGCGTTTATTTCAGATGCGGACGCTGCAGTTTTACTAGCTTCCGCTTTTATACTGAAATGTTTAGCGGAATATTTGTTATCCTCCACTTCAGTATCTTCATCCGCGTTAGCCCAAGCTTTGGCTTTATTTTCGCTGGCCAGAGCTGCATCTTCACTATCTTTCGCATTATGTGCACTTATCAACGCATTATCTTTAGCAGTGGATGCAGTATTCTTGTAATCTTCTGCAGTAGCGCTACTTACTTTAGCAGCATCTGCACTGTTCTTAGCCTCTACGGCTTTATCAATAGTTATACTTGCATTGTATCTAGCATTCAGTATGTGACTGTCGTTAATGCTGTTAGTACCGGCCCCTTTTATGATGTCCTCACCTATCAAACCTATTTCATTGTCCCCAGTAAGATCGGTGTATACACCTTTAATAGCTTCTGTGTTATTAGCGACTAATAGGACGGAGTTAATATTACTACCGACTGCCTCTACCGTAGCTGCTTTGTCTGCTACAGTATTGATTTGTTGGGTCACCGATGAAACTTTATTTATATTGCTGGTTAAAGGTTCCTTTAGTACGTTTATTACGGGGTTTAAGGTTCCATTATTAATAGCACCCGCTACTGTACTAATATTTTGTAAATTCTCCACTACTCTTTCGACAGTAGCAAAGGCAGTATTATTTATTCGTCTGTTTACTACTTCTGCGGGAGTACCTAGTGTTGTCTTGATATTCATTATATAAACCCTTTTGCTTCTACTGGTCTTGTCATCATATTGTCCGCTGTAACAACACCCAAATTCTTTGCCTTAGCACAGCTTAGTTCAAATCGTTGGTAATGAGAATTATTCTCCGCCTGTAGGTTACCATTTAATGCTCCGTGCGCTCTGTACCCTATGTAATGCAGTAACGCCTCTAACAGTGTTGCAGGTAAAGGTAAGTCATCCGATGTCGATTGAATCATTGGAGGTTCGGGTGCATAGATAATTGATATAACTGCATGTGCTACTGGGTTAGGTACTTGGACAGTGTTAAAGGTAGGTGTAAGGATACTCAATGGATCATCGGGAGCATTAATATTAATCCAATCGCCTTTCTCGTCATAGGCAGCGATCACATACATTAAGTCTCCATCTCCCAAATGTACATTTGGGTCTAGGGCCGATAACGTAAATATAGTGGTCACATCATCTGGCATAGTTATTAACGCTTCACTAACTTTAAGAGCAAAACGTTTATATAATTCTAAGACGCCTAAATTGATGTAATTAAGTAATTTAGCATCGTCATACGATTCAGCGGATAGTCCGTTTAACTCTCCTGATCTAGCTTGCGCTATTACCTGTGCTACTGTCATGTGCCCACCTTTCTAATTTATGGCAAATTATAACACAGGTAATATTAACTATTACTTAAAACACAGTGGATCCTGCTACAGCTTCTTCCTCTTGTTGTATCATACCCCATATACCTGGTAAATTACCCCATTCGTCTATTGAATCATCAGTTTCTGGTGTAGGAGCATCGTAACTAGGTGTGATAGTTTGCATAGATACAACTATCATTGTTATTAAGTCGGGACCGTCGTCAGCTCTAGTGAATGTTTCGTGGGTAGCACCTTTTATCTGTGCCACGAACTCTTGCATATCAGGGGTCTCCTTTAAGTGTTCAGGAAACCATATTTTACCATTGAGGAATGCCTGGCTCGCTATACGGAACCGTTCATGTTTCCTAACCCCTGTAGCTTTACTTAGTATACCTTTACGGTCACTTTCAACACCCTTTTGCTTAGCGAATGTAAACCAGTCACCTCGTTTCATCATTTCTTTTTCTAAGGAGAATATATGAGCAGACTGATTACCGTCAACTTCTACTCCTATTTCCACGTGTTTACCCATCCGTCTCCATTTAGCGGCTTCATTAAGTGTCTCCATGTATTGAGCATCCATATTTCGTTTTCTTAGTGTTAGGTTAAGTAGAAATAAGTCATCGTTACTACTTAATGCCCATGTAGCTATACCGCTGAAGTCACTTTTTTCACCACTAGTGGTGGTGTAATCAGTAGTGATGTATATGTTATAGGCATGGATATTCTTTATTATAGGCTTTATGTCACACCATTGTATACAGTTATCTGGTATCAATCTATCAGCGCCGCTAGTTAATCTTAACATACGTTCCTGCATGAACAGTCTTAGCTTTCTGGCCTTCTTGGCACTTCTTATTAGTTGTACTATTGAATGTCTAGGGTGCATTGCCTCCCAGCTACTATGTATATCTTCTACTTTTACTACTTGCTCCGCGTCAAATGCTTTTGCCATAGGTACTACTACTGGTGTGAAAGCTCCTTGTAGTATTGCCTTAGTATTTACATCACCGTAGTGGAACGGTGTGAAATATAGTATCACCCTACCTTTACCACCACCTTTCAACGCATTTGTACTGTCCGAGTGTATTATTTCATCTAAGTTCTCACTCATTATTTTTGAGTACGCTGCTGCCGTGTTTAAGATAGCATCATCAAATAATATGCAATTTTTACTTATACCAAATTCTGTAGTATATGCGTGACGCTCACCAATCGAATTAGCTAATTCTGGATTGTTACATTGAATAGGTATCAGCTCATGTTTCACACTTGTCTTTTCAATGCTTTTAACCTGTCTCCATAACATCCCATTGGCTATATGCACTTGTGGAAAATAGTTGCTACCGTTTGTTATACCAGTTATTCCAAGTATATCACTAACATTATCTTTTAGGCGAATTTCCCATTGTTGATTGTGCTTACAGGTAATTCCATTGAACCAGGTTTGTGTACCTGCCTGTTTTGTATTGCGTATGTGACTTGGAAGCCCGAGTCTACTACATATAACTTGTAGTTGTTGTAGTATTTTGTAGTTAACACTGTTTATTCTGACTTGTCTATTTCTGGACATATCAATGAACCCGTCAGCGGCTATGTACCCTAACAGTAATTGTTTCTGTTTTTCCGTGTCTAGTTTTAACACCCATTCAGGCATTACCTTGCAACTATTACCAGTCTTTTGCGTACGCATCCAATTTGCAAGTGCTGTGTCATTTATTCTTAAGTTATAACAACCATCTGCGTTATGTATTGAGTACTTCTTACCAAGCCTCTCTAATATACCTTTAAGTTTGGTACCGACAGTGCACTCCTCTGTGTAAGCTACCGACCATACTACTATTGCTCTATTGTTAGCATTAGTGGCTGTACTGGTAGTGCCAAGTGTACCATCACCCAACCATAATCCATACGCCCACCACCATTCGGTGTCTAGCATATGTTCATGTATACGGAGTACATCGGAGTACACTGCACCTCCTATAATACGTCCATCAGTACCTCTATTTGCACACGCAACGGGAATCCTGTGGGGTATCGCTGGAACCGGAACTATTTCTTTGTCTATCGGGCTGCCTACCCAATAATCGTTATTAAGTTTACTAGCACTAACCCATCTTGGGATTGCCTCACTATACCTAGCTAATTTGATACCAGTCTCTGTGTCTTGAATACATCTACCGCGTGCACACGGCTTAGCCCAGTATTTGTGATCATTACTGACTATCTCAGTATTAGGTAAGCCTGATAGTTTTACTATTGTACAGTACTCGAAATGACCTTCACTTTTTAGTCCTGGGTGGTCTTCAACTGGGTATGTACCATATTCTGTAGTTACTATCGTACCGCGTACATGACAATCGGGTCTTCTCTCGCCGTACCTTGAACCCCTAACACCTGTATTGATACCTTGATACCTAATCAGGAAACTTCTATTTTTCCTTGGACCGTCACCTTTTCTGACGAATTCACTCTCCGTCTCTGTAAATCTCATATCCTCAAAGTAGTCGTTTAAGAATTTACTCTCTTCACACATGGCCCTAACCGCTAACGCATTTACTCTAGCTCCTCCTTTTGAACTAGCTGCTAATAATAAATAGAAGTATACTTTACCGATCCCATTCGGTAATTCACCCTTTATGGCACTGTAAACTGCAAAGAAAGATATACCTATTGTCGATTTTGCTAACCCTCTACTTGCCATGAACCCCAGTCTATTGGGGTCCACGTCGATTTGGGCGTTTATTTCCGGACTGTACGGGAACACATCACTTGTGGTGATTGAACCCAATAACATGTCAGCCATGAAGTAGTGTGCTATAGGTGTATTGAACTCAAAATCTTCACCCTGTACTAACCTCATTAAGTCAAAGAACTCCCATGCATATTTACTAGGTGTGTAATTTGGAAAAGTTGGATCATACGTATCCAATGCACCGTCTAAGTCGAACTCTTTGTCTTCCATTAGCTCAATTAGTACTTCCTTCATATACTCCTTATCATCTTCAGGGATTACATTATTAAGTATATTTTCTGTTACTTTGGAACCAAACGACTCTGAATAACCTTCGGCTATATCCTTTTTTACTTCTTCTGTTAGTTTAGCGTACATCGTTATTCCTCATCATCAGTTACACCTACGTCATACACTATATTTAACTTTTGTATTTCATCAAGGTTTCTGTTAGTCTCGAACTGTTTCATTCTAGCCTCTGCCATTACAGCCAATTGTGCTGCCAAGTTATTCTGTGCTTTAACCGCTTCTTCACTAGGACCGATCTTAAGTTCTAATGTGTTGTCTTCAGGTGGTTTGAGTACATCAACTACTTCTTTATTAGCTAGGAATTGTACGTGAGGGGATACGGTCATTGGTTCACCATCAGCACTGGGTTTAGCTATACCGTTACCCAGGTCTATCAAATTGCTTAGTGCCCTAACCCTAGCTGGCATGTATTTTATATCCCAAGCTATAGCCATTTGTGAGTCGATGGCGACTACTATTTTGTTGGAGTTGTAATTACTGACATGACTATCAATGTTAACGCTACTAGCTCGGCCCTCTTTCTCTCGTTGTCGTAACTTTTCTTCGGCTTTAGCTAGTCTTTCAGGGAACACTATCTCCCATGCCTTACGGTTACTCATATTTTGTTTAAGTGTACAATACTTAACCGCGTTAATATAATCTATCAGATCCACTTTTTGTTCTTTAATAATATTTATATGACTTAGCAACTGCTCCTCTAAGTAATCCTGTTCCAACCCAATATCGTCTTCCATTCTGTGGATTACTTCCATTATATTATCTGTGACCTCATGTGCAGTGCCCTTAGGTAACATTCGCTTTATCTTGTCGGCTGTCAGATCATACTTAGTTGGTTTTACCCCATTACCCGATCGTACGGCTTCACCGAGTGACTCTATCTTTTTTGTCATTTGTTTATCTGTCATTCTGCATCTCCCTGATAGCTTTTTCTTTATTTGTTTCTATGTTAATGAATGTTACGATTATATACCTAGTACCTTCCGTGACGGGTCTTGCTGCATGATAATGAGTGTATTTGCCTGGATGTACAGACATATCACCGGTGTTGCCTTTTAACAACATCCCCTGATCAATAAAGTATGTTCCGCCGCCCTGAAAATCATCGTTTAATGTATGTACCAATGTAAGGTCAGTAGCATCATGGTGAGCTCCTAAGTAAGATTGAGCTTCTGGAGTGTACTTAGCTAGGAATATCTCGTAGTACCACAGCACATTATTATCAGGGTTCAGTCTATATTTTTCTATCAACATCGGCCTAATAAATTTATTTACATGTGCTTTATAGTCTTTGAACACTCTTTCGTTTAGGTCCTCTAATAGTATATCAGTAGACGGGTATGAAGCATGTCTGTTAGTACCCCATTGATTATTCCATTCCGCCAATTTGATTACATCTTCACACCATTTTTTATCACAATATTGAAATGTAAACATACCTTGCATAGGTTTATCTAACACTATGTCATATTCTTTACTCAATATACAAGGGTTTAATTTTATGTGGTCATTTATCATATTATACCTTTCGCATTATAGTTATACTATAGGTATAATATCAGAGCCTACCTTAATATTTAGTTAAATATTTAGGGTAGACACCATCTGATTTAGGTGTAATTAGTTGTTTTAACCCGTGATCTACTTGATCCAGAGTTAACGGCTGCTGTACTTTACTTGCTAACCCCGGCTGACCTCCGTACTGATCTATTAATCTTTTCTTTGCCAACCTACGTTGAACTTCTGCCTCCAAATCGTCACTTAATCGAATCTGTTGCCTTGCGGCCGCTGGTTGTATAGTCTCATAAGCCCTAGCCACCGGTGCCTTACTAACAGTACTGTTGTTAGCGATTCTACTATCTCTCCATCCTTGCAATGTCGCCTTAGTAGGTTGTAGTAATTTGCTACCTGTCCATCCTGATGAAGCTAATGTACCCTTTACCGAATTAAACGCTGGTGCCATGAACATCATGTCTATCGACATATCCTGTAACGGTGCATCCTCCTGTACGAATTGTAAATCCGTCGCCCTTCTGTATTTTGGGTCGTGCTCATATCTATCTAAATCTACCTTTTGCATAATTAGTCCTATTGAATGTATTTAATGTAATGGTAGCAATTATTTACTTATGAGTGTCTTAATGGCAGAGAGCAACGG